GTGTCTCATCACCTTATCCAGCATTTGCCAGAAAGATTATTCAGTCACTCCCTACGTTGAGCTCTCAACAAATACAATATAACACCATATCATTCCTCTGTCAAGTCCCTATTATACCAGAAGGAAAGGACAAATCTCTCTACACCCTCCACTTTGCTCACATAGTGCAAATACTGTGAATTAGAAAATACAATCAATTTACCAACTTCTGGTTTAACCTCAAATTCCTCAAAACAGGTAAAACCACCCGTAAAGTCATCATTTAGGTATAACATCGCTGCAAAGACATCTGGTTTATGGACGTTATTATCATCAACGTGCGGTTTCATAAAAGTTCCAACAGGCCACCTTACAACACCCACATAATCTAAATTTGCAGAACTATCAAATGACTGACATAGGTTATTAACTCTTACAACAACATCGTGGTCTAATGAGGGTACTGTAGTATCTACATCACCACCATAATAGACTGCACCGTGATTTTTCCAATCAACTGTCGTTAAATATGTATCACCACCTCTACTCTCATCACCATAAGGCATCTCATTCCCCTGATTAGCAAGAGATAGGTCTATAAACTTTTGACATTCACTAGGAGATATAAAATTCTCCTCAATATAAATGAGTTTCTTCAAATTGTGATGGTATTCCTTCTACCACGATAATTTGGATCATTGAATCTGTTTGGATCCTCTGGGTCAGATGCAGTATCAGGATTAAAGTTTGGATCTGGATAATCTTTCCAACTATCACCCTCATACTCTACTATCAATGGGTTAATATCTTTTCTCTCTCCATAAACGTGATAGAAACAATTAATAGGTAATCCACCATTTGCTTGGAGGTATACTGTCTCTGCATCCCATCTCTTGACAATCACATCTTGATGAGCACCGATAGGTTGAAGTTGAACTGAAATACTCTCAACATCTACCAAATCCTTCCAATAATCTGGCAGTTTTATTATCTTCTCATTGCGTACTCTTCCTCTACAATATACACCAACTTCTGGGCCCTCAATACAAGCATATCTAAGTCTATGTCCTTCACCTTTTGTTGGATGTTGTATATCAAATGGTTTTGGTCGTGCATCTGCAGAACTAAATCTTGCAGCAAGTTTTCCTTTGTTACCACAATCCACTGCACCAGTAAAGAATGCATCACCATTAACATATAAAGCATCAACAGATGAACCACCAGATAACTTCAATCCATTAGCAGTTCCACCATCACCCTCAATAGTAACATTACCTCTTGTATTAATTGCCAATGGTGTTGAAATAGTATCAGTACGACCAACCATTTGTGTAGCAGTAGCACTACCAAAAGCACCAACCTGCCCAGTCTGTAGTGGTCCTTGAATATATGAAGACCACTTAACTTTGGATGGACCAACACCCAATGCAGTTGGAGTAATTAAAGGTTGAGAGACTATAAGTTGTCCATTATAAATCCATTGTTCATCAAAATTAAATGCCATTATTCTCCTCCTCCAGCAAATTGTTTAAAGAATACTCCAGATTTTGGCATTATACCAGCAACAGTTGAAGCTGATACTCCAGCAATCAATGAACCTATTATCTCAACTCCAACCAACCCACGTAAACTTACAAGTCCTGTACTTACTATTTTAGTAGATTGCTTGCCATCTATCGTAATATTTTTTGAATCCATTTTAATAGATTCATATGCATTGACTTTAAGATTACCATAAGGAGGTTGTCCTGTACAAACCATCTCTATATCATGAGCTTCCATTCTAATCCTACCATTTGCTGCCTTGAGTTGAATGTCTCCATTCTTAGCAATCACAACAAAAGATTCCTTCTCACAAATCTCTTCAGTACTTGGATCATCAAATAATGGTGCGTTGGCATCTTCTCCACAGTGAATCACTGTAGCACCAGGAGAGTTCATTATAGTCCAACCTTTACGAACTCCATCCTCATCCATAGAAAAGAAATGTCTACCATCTCGTGCCTTTATTTCAACACTAGAAGTAACATCACCCTGTGGACTCAGACCACCAAATCTGATTAACCCATTCATGGTACTCCACGTTTGGGCCCAGAAATTCTTTTTCTTTCCAGAGTTACCTGACATAATAGTATCTAAGGTCTAATATTTATTGTAGTTTTTCAGAAGTTGGGTTCTGAATACTCTCTAATCGAGTATCATAAACTCTAATGTCTGTTCCATCATCAAAAGTAGTACCAGCATACTTTGTTCCATCAACAAAGTAAACATTACCATAATACTCCTTACCATCAACAAACCCATTAACATTTAATCCAACAATATCAAGAACCTGAACAAGTTCTGAAGGATCATAACTTCTAGGAGTCTTAGGATCACGAACAATATCAAAGAAAGGAACAAATGATGCATTGATACCAGTCTCAGTGTCCATCTTTATTTGAGGGAGTTCAGTGTAATTACCCCTCTTATCAACACTAACAGACTTAATCTTGCCAAATGGATCACATTTATATGATAAAACTGTACCATTATTAGGTGTGACTGTCAACTTATCTACACCACAATTATAGTTAAAACCAGGATTCAAAACTTTAATCTCTGTAAGAGTTAACAAAGCAGGATATTGAGAACCACTAGTTGGTTGAGGAGGTGGTGGAAGATATCCAGTACCAGTATCACCAACAATAACTTTTACAACAACACCATCTTTTATTTGTGTCTGAAGAACAGCACCACTTCCAATATTACAAGGATCTATCACTTGTACCTGAGGAGGAGAAGTATAACCTCCACCACCATTAATGAGATCAACAGCAATTAACTGTCCATTAACATCAACTATTGGATTTCCTGCTGCTCCTATACCATGTCCACCAAAAAATTTAAGTGATGGTGGACCACAAGGTTTCTCTGTAGTATCACAAGGATCTGATCTCAACAAATCCCTAGGAGTTAGTGCATTAACTCCAGCAATATCAAGATACACTACCTTCCCATCACCATTAATAAAAATATACTGAGTACCTGGATATAATTCTTCGTAATTATTTGCATCCACAACAGATTTTTCGTGGACATATCCATCCGTCTCACTAATATATCCTACCTTAATATTCTCGAATGAAGTTGGTTGTATTGGCATTAGAACATCTCCAGTGCGTCATTAAGATCGCCATCATCAAAATCAGGATCTACATCTCCTACTTGAGGTCCTGCTGCCTCTCTTGCTGCAGTTCTTGCTCTCAACTCTTTTAATGTAGGTTTACTAAATTTCTTAGGTGTATCTTTTACTTGTGAAGAAGCCGTATCTGCTGTCTTTGCTGCTTTTTGTGCAACATTAGAATCACTTGGTGCATCTGCTGAAGTTCCACCACTCTGCATAGTATGAACATCATTTGGTGAACATTCTGGTGGTGGATCACAATCAAACGTTTCTGCAATCGTCTGAACAAAAGACATTGACGCTGCAATATCAAAATTCATTCCACCTAATGAACCCAACCCCATCATACCACCAAGATCCATCCCAGATAAGGCAGCACCTTTACCTGCAATTGAATTTAAAATTCCAGGATACATTGAAGCAAGTCCTCCTGCTGCATTGATGAGAGAAGCAGTATCACCAGATTTAATTGCAGCAAAAGCAGAACCAATTCCATTAGCAAAAGGTGCATCAAACCCAAGTACACCAGAAACAGCGTTAAATCCCTGTGCTACATCTCCACTGGCAAATGCCAACATTCCAGCAGCAATTGCAGTTTGATTCGCTGGTATATCTGCTCCAGCAAGACCCAATAAAGCATTAATACCACTAGCATAATCACCATTTATAAATGCATTTGTTACTGGTCCTATGATATTTGCCTTTACTCCTGCTTGCTCTGCCATTGTAGATGACATAGAACCAACAAGATCTCCAGAAGATAATGCAGATAAAACATTATTCTCGTTAATAGCATTATTAACAGTACCGACTGGTTCTGATCCCGCATCGCCACTTAAATCAGCAGAGGCACCTAATGATACTTTAATTGAATTAACTACGGGTGCCATCGCATCATCATATGCTTGCATAATTGTATTAATTGAACTACCAAGTACCTCACCAACTAATTCTTCTGATGTACAAAGTGGGGTAGGAGTATAATACCCATCTCTTGGTGGAGGTGGAAGAATATCCGATCCAGGAGTATCCAATTCTGGTGGCATCTCTTCAGTTGGAACCCAATTTCCATGACTATCACCAGATGCATTTACAACAGGAATAAATGTCTCAAGAACACCATTGTTTGCTCTTGTACTTCCTAATGCAGTACCAATACCAACAGGTGGTGTCGCTCTTGATGCTTTCTTCTTTTTCTTAAACGCATTCATTAATGCAGCACCAATCATTCCTGCTAACCCTGCATTAATACCATTAAAAGCACAAGCAATCTTCTCAAGTCCCTTAACTTTATCTCCCATTATCTGATTAGTGAATGCAGGAACTGCTAGGTTCACCATTGGTTGTAATTTATTATTAAATTCATCAGTAGTCTTCTGCTGAATCTGTCCCATTATACCTTTCATAAACTTTGCAGTTTGTTTTGAAGTCCTTTCAATCTCAACAGATATATCCTTCTCCATCTGAAGAATAGGTAATGCTCCTGCTTTCTTAGCATTAGACAACGACTTTTGATACTGTTCCGTTTTTTTAGTCAACTCTTTCTGTACTGTCTGTATATTTTTCATATCAGACTTTCTATCAGGATCAGGACAAGCTAATGAATGTTCCTCCTCTAATACATTCTTTTTCTGTTCATCAGCATTGGTATACATATTCTCTGCATCCGCTGCCTCTAATGTTATATTACCCTTCTTTGGTGATCCATAATCTCCGGCTGGAGTAAAGGTATCATCCTTAACTTTCTTCTGTGTCTCTGGTTCTTCTTTTTCCTGTTTCGAATAAAAACTTTGTGGTGTATAATTCTTTCCACCACCCTCTTTACTTCCTACTCTTCTTTCTAACTTTGTCTTAGCATTATTACCCAACACACCCATAATAACAGGTTGCTGCATATCCTGGCCATCAAGGAAGAATCCGAACACAAAATTCCCCATCTTAAGTCCAGGTGTTTGATAAGATCCACCTTGACCACCACCAGCAGTTATGGGATACATTACATGAGACCAAGGAAGTTGCTCAGCTGTTACTGATTCTTCTTCTTGATCATGGCATCCCATAATCCTTACCTTATATCGATATCCCCACCCTGGAATAGCATCTGGGTCATCAAACTTTTCTTCATTTAAATTTTCACGCCAAGTAGAATCATCGACAATCTGGCCAACCCACCAATGAAAACCAGATCCCAGAAATCCAGGATTAAAAAGACCAGAAGCTTCCATACTTATTCGTCGTATACCCTACACTCTTCTGCATCGGGATGATTATCACAGTACACTTCTAAGTGCTTATCCTGATGTCTCAGATGCCAATCATTAATACCAGTCTCAGGTTCATCATCTTTATGATACTCATCATAATAAGCATGAGCAGATTCTAAGTCTTCCTTAGAGTACTCCATCTTACCGTGATTAATATGCTCCTTGCCATCTTTGGGGTCAAGGTAGACTTCATGGTCTAAGTCGTGTTTAATTTCTTTGGTCATAATAGGTTAAGTCCGATTGCTGTGGTTTCCTTTTCTTCCGAAGGAATCTCTTGCTAAGTTTAACTTAGTCCAAGTCCCATCAGAATTCACCAAATGGCATAGGTCAGTTATAATATATAGACCCCCACTTTGCTTATCTACTGTATCATCGGTTTCAGCTTTATTGGAAGGAATGTCAACAAATATAACATCCCCTGCGTGTAAACTAAAATCTCCTGCAATGGTAATTTCCATCTTACCAGAGAAAACTTGATTATATCTACGGATGGCCTGATTGACTGTCTTTACTGCATCAAGATTCTGTTCTGTGTTTGCTTCTATTTGCTCTTGAGTTGGTCCTGCAGGAAGATTGCCACTGTCAACCATATAATATGTTGTACGAGTAT